AACTTCACGTAAAACATTATTAGAAAATAAAGCATTAGAATCAACAAGTCAAAAGACCATATTAAATGATGTTCCAATGACAATTTTTATAGGATAATATGGCACTCTTTGGTACACAACGTGATGTTTCTCTATTTAGGCACCTTAATCGCGAGTTGTTATGGGATATCATTACCCAACAATGTGTATTTTATGCATTAAAAACTGCTGAAACTAAAGTAAACATTTATGGTGAAGCAGCTGGTGCTAGATACTATGAAGAACCTGTGCTTTTAAACGTGTTAATTGATAGAGGTGACTTCTCTAACCCGGTTGATGACTTTGGTGTGACTACTGATAGACCAATGACATTTAAGTTCCTACGTGACGATTTACGTGGTAAAAATCCTGTTAATTCTGGTGGAGGTCCTGATATAGGTAATTATCCTGGAACTCCTTACGGAGCAGATGTTTTACCTGAAGTAGGAGATATTGTAATGTGGAATGATTCATATTGGGAAATTGATAATGTAAACGATAATCAGTTATTTGTTGGAAAAGACCCAGCCTACCCATACAATGAAAACCCATTAAACCCAGGATTGAATAATTTTGGAACAAATCTGTCTGTTATCTGTACAGCACACTATGTACCAGCAGATAAAGTACAAATAACTAGAGAAAGAATATAACATGCCATCAGCTAGAAAACCTAACCCAAAATCTCAATTAGAGATACAAAATAGTCAGATAGAACCTTATGTGTTCCCTGAAACGGGTGAATCCTATGGTAATCCTAATATACCTTCTCAATTTAATCAATTTACAGATAAAGACCAAAGCGGAGTAGATTTTAATCGTTCCGAACAAATGTCATTTAAAGAAGATGATGTAAAACCATTTACTGTAGGTCTTCAGGATATTGACGAATCCATAATGTATTACTTTCAGAATGTTATTCGTCCAACTGTTTATCAAAATGGAAATAGATTAGCAGTACCTATAATATACGGTTCACCAGAAAAATGGAAATCAGTTCAAAAAGACGGATACTATAAAGACAAAAATGGTGCTATTATGGCTCCTCTAATCATGTTTAAAAGAGATACGATGGATAAAAATCGTTCTTTAACAAACAAATTAGATGCTAATACTCCACATTTATATGCATCTTGGATGAAAACATATAATCCAAAAAATGCATATTCAAATTTTAGCGTATTAACAAATCGAAAACCAGTAATGCAGTATGTAGTTAACGTAGTGCCTGATTATGTTAATTTAACATATTCTTGTGCTATTCAAACATATTATGTTGAACAGATGAATAAAATTATTGAAGCTATCAACTATGCTTCAGACTCATATTGGGGAGACCCAGAACGTTTTAAATTTAAAGCATCTATTGATTCATATACTACAGCAATAGAAGTTTCAGATTCAACAAATCGTATCATTAAAGGAACATTTTCAATTAAATTATTTGGATACATTGTTCCTGACACTATTCAAAAAGAGATTACAGCTATTAAAAAATATAATAGTAAAGCTCAGGTTATTGTTACAGCAGAAGTAGTTAATAATTTAAATAGTAAATAACATGGCAGCAAAAGCAAAAGGACAAGCAGTAATTTCATTTGTACGTAAACCCAAAAAAAGAAGACCAGGAGTACATGCAAAATCTAAAACTAGTAAAAGTAAAAATAGTAAAAACTACGTAAAAGTGTATGTTTCTCAAGGGAAATAACATATTTATAATAAAATAAATTTATGGGAATAGTTTCGGAAAAAAAGTTTTTAACAGAAGAAGAAAAAAACGTATTAAAAGAAATACAACAACAAACTCAAGTTTTAATTTTAGAGTTAGGTGAAATTGAATTAATTAAACTTCAAATAGAAAATCGCTATCAAACAGCGAAATCATTTTTAAATGAACTTGCTTTAAAAGAAGAAAATTTTAACCAATCTATTATTGAAAAATACGGCAGATCCCGCATAAACCCAGAAACTGGTGAAATTGCTGTATTAGAGTAATTTAATTTAAAATACACCATATTTATAATAAAATAATTTATTTGCAATGGCAGAAACAATTGTATCACCTGGTGTACTAGCAATAGAAAATGACCAATCCTTTATCACTCAAGCTCCTGTACAAGCAGGTGCTGCTATTATAGGACCAACAGTTAAAGGTAAAGTAGGGATTCCTACATTAGTTACTACTTATAGTGATTATCAAAATAAGTTTGGTACTACTTTTTTAAGCGGAAGTCAAACATTTTCCTATTTAACTTCAATTTCAGCTTTTAATTATTTTAATAGTGGAGGAACATCACTATTAGTTACTCGTGTTGTAAGTGGTAGTACAATAATTGATTGGACTCCTGCTACTTCATCATTTATTTCTTCTTCAGCTCATTCTGCTGGTGCTCCTTACAATACTAATACATTTATTTTAGAAACAATTTCTGAAGGAGAAATAATGAATAGTACAGGCCCTACAGGATCTAATGGAACTTTACTAAGTGGCTCTGCAAATAATTTTAGATGGCAGATAGCATCCCCCGATGTTAATTCAGGTACGTTTACTTTATTAATTAGACAAGGAAATGATACTATAAATTCCCCATCAATATTAGAAACTTGGGGCCCTGTATCTTTGGATCCATTTGCTAATAATTACATTGAAAAAATAATAGGTAATCAAATTGAAGTAGTTACAAATGACCCATCAACCGGTGAATACTATGTTCAGCTTTCAGGAAGTTATCCAAACCAATCAGCATATGTTAGAGTTAAACAAGTAAATCAAACTACTCCTAATTACTTTGACAATAATGGTATTCCTAAAAACCAATTTACCGGTTCTTTACCTATTATTAATAGTGGATCATTTGGAGATGGTAAAGGAAGAAACATCCCTACAGGTGTTGCAGGAGCATATTATGAAAATATCTCAGCAAATAACATTCAAGGTTTAACTTCAGCATCATATGTTGAATCTATTGCTTTACTAGCAAATCAAGATGCATACAACTATAATTTTATAACAGCCCCAGGATTAATAGGAAATTCAGCTTACCATTTCCCCGTTGTCCAACAATTAATCACAATGGTTCAAAATAGAGGAAATGCTATGGCTATAGTTGATGTTGTAGGATATAATTCTAATTTAATCCCTGTAACAACAGCAGCAAGTGCCTTTGATACTTCTTATGCAGCAACTTATTGGCCTTGGCTTAAAACAATTGACCCCAACTCAGGACAACAAGTTTGGGTTCCTGCTTCAACTATGATGCCTGGAGTATATGCATTTAATGACAATGTAGCTTTTCCATGGTTTGCTCCTGCTGGTATTAATAGAGGCCTTATGACAACAGTTACTCAAACCGAAAGAGTATTAACCCAAACCAATAGAGATTTACTTTATCAAGGAAATGTAAATCCAATCGCTACATTTCCTGGTTCCGGAATAACAGTATTTGGACAAAAAACATTACAAAAGAAAAAAAGTGCTTTAGATCGTGTAAATGTAAGACGTTTACTGATTGAACTCAAAAACTATATTTCTCAAATAGGTGATACATTTGTATTTGAACAAAATGATGCTGTTACTAGAAATAATTTTGTAGCAGCTGTTAACCCATATTTAGCTTCTGTTCAACAACAACAAGGTTTAACCGCATTTAGAGTAATAATGGATGAATCAAATAACCCACCTTCAGTAATAGATCAAAATCAGTTAGTAGGTCAAATTTATTTGCAACCTACTAGAACAGCTGAATTTATCATATTGGACTTTAATATATTACCTACAGGTGCAACATTTCCTGCTTAGTAGTATATTTTAGAAGAAAAATTGATATTTATAATAAAAAGATAAAATGGCAAATTTTACAACTTCTCCTGGAGTAGCAATTAGCGAAATAGATAATACCTTTTTAACTGGGCAACCAGTTCAAGCAGGTGCTGCTATTATAGGACCAACAGTTAAAGGTCCTGTAGAAAAACCAACCTTAATAACATCTTATTCAGATTTCCAAATGTTATTTGGAGATTCTTTTATTAGTGGTGGTAATTCATATTCATATTTAACCTCAATTGCTGCTTACAATTATTTTAATTATGGTGGTACTTCATTATTAGTAGCTCGTGTTGTTACTCAATCAGCTAACTGGACCCCAGCAGAAAGTACTACAATTCAAAATTATTTTACCTCAGCATCGTTTGTTCTTGAAACAATTTCTGAAGGAGCTATTAATAATAACTCCGGTTCTAACATGTTAGGGAATAATGGAGCTTTAAATTCTGGCTCAGCTGAAAATATTCGTTGGGAAGTTACCAACTCAAATACGGGATCAGGTACATTTAATGTATTAGTTAGGCGTGGTAATGATATAACCCCTAATAAAGTTGTATTAGAAGCATGGAATAATCTAACATTAGATCCAAATTCTTCTCGTTACATTTCTCAAATAATTGGAGATCAAAAATTACAATATAATTCTACAACAAACCAAATGGAATTATCTGGAAGTTTTCCAAATAATTCAAAATTTGTACGCATAAAAGCTGTAAATTTCCCAACTCCTGACTATTTTGATGCAAACGGAATTGCAATTTCTGCATACACTGCTTCAATCCCCGTAAATGGAAGTGGTTCAGCCGGAGGATCATTTACAAATGCTACTGGAACTCCAGCTAATCAAATTAATTTATACGATACAATCAGTACAAATACTCAAGGGTTAATAGGTGCTAGTTACAATAACATGATTGCATTACTTGGTAATCCTGAAGCATACCAATTTAACCTATTATTTACCCCAGGATTAATAAATGATGTTGCTGGACACACAGGCCAAATTACTAACATTATTACTAACACAATTGCTAGAGGTGATAACATGTATGTGGTAGATTTATCATCATATGGAAGTAATGTTAATTCAACAATAACTCAAGCTCAAACCCGTGATACTTCCTACTCAGCAGCTTATTGGCCTTGGGTTCGAATTATTGACCCAGCAACAGGAAAACATGTTTGGGTACCAGCTTCAACTGTAGTACCAGGTGTATATGCATTCAATGATAGAGTATCTGCTCCATGGTTTGCTCCTGCAGGTATTAATCGTGGTGGTTTATCTACAGTATTACAAGCAGAATTAAAATTAACTCAAGCAAATAGAGATGCTTTATATGCAAATAATGTTAACCCAATCGCAACATTACCTAAACAAGGAGTTGTAGTATTTGGACAAAAAACATTACAAAAATCTCAATCTGCTTTAGATCGTGTAAATGTACGTCGTTTAATGATTGAATTAAAATCATATATTCGTCAAATTGCAGACACTATCGTATTTGAGCAAAACACAATTCAAACTAGAACTTCATTTGTATCAAGAGTTAACCCATATTTAGAAGCTATCCAACAAAAACAAGGATTATATGCCTTTAAAGTAGTAATGGATGATTCA